CGGCGTTCGGTCAATAAAATAGAAACGCTTATTACAGACGAATTGGAAGATACTCATAGATTAAATCAGGGATTAGTGGATTTTCTTACCTCTCAACGCGAAAAATTAAATCAATTTGAAGAGCGCCAAAGAAAGTTGTATGAATCATTAGTGGTTTCTCGCGCAAAAAGAGAGGATAAGTTTAAAGATGATAATGGTTCTGTGATCGCACTAATACAGGCATGGAAAAACCAAGAAACTCGCGAGCAAATGCTCCAACTTGCTATGAAAGAAAAAGAATTAGAGGCCGATGAAGTTGAAAAAATAAGTTCCCTAGACCGTCTTCTTATTTTGGTCGCTGGCGTCTCTAAAAATGAGGCAAAAGAATAATGTATAATTGTCCAATAGATAATACTTCTTTTGATTCTTTAAAAGATTTATGCGCCCATTTGAAAAAGTTTAAAATTAAACAATCTGATTTTTTTGAGGAGCACTATGCTAGATTTGATAAACTTACCAGTGAAAAAATTCCCTTTAAATCAATAGATAAATATTTCTCTTCTCATTTTATCAATAAGAATAATTTAAAAAAATATCTGAAAGAAAGTCCCGATGCCGCGATTTTTGCCAAACAATTATTAAAAGAACGCATAGAATTAAAACAATTACATTTTGCACTTAATGAAGTTGAATTATCATCTTTATCGTATCCCCCAATTAAATACTATCAAGAAAAATATGGATATAATAAACTTTGCAATGAACTAGGGGTAATTTCTAAATATGATTATTCTCAAAAAACTTTTAGTTATAAACAGGATAAATTAACTATTATTTGTGACACTAGAGAGCAAAAACCATTAAAATTTTTAGGACATAATATTATAAATACTAGATTAAATTTTGGCGATTATAGTGTTTTGGGAAGAGAAAATATTTTAGCAATAGAAAGGAAATCACTTCAAGATTTAATAGGCAGCGCCATTTCTGGATATGAAAGATTTTATAAAGAATTTCAAAGGGTAAAAGATGCGGGCGCATATTTGGTAGTTGTTATAGAGGAAAATTTAAATACTTGTTTAAATTATGATTTAATACCTTATATTAGAAAATATAGTAAAATATCCCCGGGAGTTTTATTCCATAATATTAGAGAACTTATCCAAAATTTTCCTTGTCAATTTATTTTTTGTGCGGGTCGAAAAGATGCAAGTGAAACTATTATAAAATTATTCAATGCGGAAGTGGATATTCGCGTTTGCGACCTTCAATATTTCAAAAATATGGGGTTAATATGAATACGGATAGATTAAAAGAAAATCAATAAACTATCAAATTTAAAATGTGGATTGAACCAAAAGATTCTAACGAAAAGTTAATAGACGCGAACGCGGAATTCCGTGATTTAAAAGGGGAATTAGACCCGATTACATGTTCTAAAACATTGGGTAAATTTTTAAGTAAAAATTTGAAGATATTCGCTTTTCTTTTGACGGGTTTTCGGATGCACCCACGACAAACGGTTTTGATGAAACTTTGGTTTAAAACCAATTTTAGTATGGCTGTATGGGGGCGTGGCGGCGCTAAAAGTTCATTAGCTGGAATATTTTGTGTTTTGTATTGTATCCTTTATCCAAATACAAAAATAGTTATAGTTTCAGCTAATTTCAGATCGTCGCGACGGATTCTTGAGAATATAGATAAGATAGCTCATTCTAAAAAAGGCGCGTTACTATTACAATGCTTTAATAATCCTGTAATGTCAAAAAGACCAGACCAATTTTCTTGGACATTTTTAAACGGGTCATCTGTGACCTGTGTTCCGCTTTCTAATGGTGATGGTTTGCGCGGACTTCGGGCTAACGTTCTTTTGATAGATGAAGCTTTATTAGTCCCCCAAACAATTATTGACAACGTTCTAAAACCATTCTTAGCAGCGGGATCGAACATTGATGAAAAAATGCGAGTCAGTGAATTGGAAGATAAATTAATCGCCAAGGGACTAATGACAGAAGAACAAAGAACTAAATTTAAATCGACTTCAAAAATTATTCTCCTTAGTTCGGCCAGTTATCAATTTGAGGATTTGTATAAAACATATAAAGAATATTTAAAGCATATAGAACTTGACACAATTGAGGAAAGAGAAACGGCGAGTTATTCGCTAAGTCAAGTTAGCTATGAAGCAATACCAAAAGAAATCTATGATTCGGCCATACTCAAAGATATACAAAGTGGCAACACTCCTCAATCAATTATTGATAAAGAATATCGCGCTATATTCGTCCAAAATTCAGAGGGCTATTTTAAAGCAGCAAAGATTTATGATTGCTCTATTAAAGATGGAATAAAACCGTCAATAGAAATAGTTGGAGAAAAGGGCGAGAGTTATATTTTGGGCGTTGATCCCTCGTTCAGCAGTGGTGCCCATAGCGATTTTTTTGCAATGACTCTTTTAAAGATAGTCCAAAAGGGCGATAAACAAATTGGCATGTTGGTTAATACTTACGCTATCGCTGGTGGAAATTTAAAAGATCATATTTTGTATTTTGCGTATTTACTCAAAAATTTTAATATCGTTTATATTGGTATCGACGCATCAGGGGGTGACAATAATGAATTTATAAATGCCTGTAATGAATCCGAAACTTTTAAAAAACTAGATTTAAATTTAAAAGATATTAATGCCGATTTTAATAAAGAAGATCATGAACTAATATTACAACAAGTCAGATTGAATTATAATAAAGAAGCTAATTGCATAATTCAAAAACAATATCTCAGTTCATCATTTCAAAGGTCTGCTAATGAATATTTACAAGCGTGTTTTGATTATGGTAATTTTGTATTTGCCTCTAGTATTTGTAGCGTAACAGACGAACAGGACGCAAAAGATAATTTTGCAATTAAACAATTATTAGACCCGCAAAGTGGCCACGAAGAATTCAAAGAAGATGGCCCATTATATTTTTATGAGTATCAAGACACAATGAAAGAACTTTGCAAGAAAGAATTGATTATGATAGAAATTAAAACAACCGCATTGGGCACTCAGTCGTGGGATTTACCCGATACAATGCGACGTTCAAAAAACGCAAATCGTAGCCGCAAGGACATCTATTCGGCCCTAGTTTTGGCCAATTGGTGTTTAAAAACATACGTTACTATGAAAAATACTTCGGTCGATTCTTGGGAAACAACCATAGCAATGTTTTAAATAGTGTAAATTATATAAGTAATCAAAGTCACTTTCTTCTACTTTCATGAAAACTCGTAATTATAATAAAAAATCTACTTATTGGGAAGCGCGTAAAAATACTAATTTAGCAGTGAAAAATGACATGATTAAACCCATTGATTTTCCAGAAATTAATTATGAATCACATGGACAGGAAGCAATGGCCGATTTTTGCGCACCCGGAAATTCTACATCTACAAATAGAACTAGTTCCACAAGTGATTATTATGGAAAAGGTTTTCCCAATTTAAATGAATATTTTATTCCTTACGATGTTGCGGCGCAAAATGGTTATTTGTCAATTGCCGATGCTATTAAATTATGTCAAAAAGCTTATGTTGGATATGCTCCTTATAGAAATACAATTGAAACACTTGTAGAATTTTGTAATACTAAAATTCATTTAAAATCCAAAGACCCAAATGCCAAAAGATTTATTACTTATTGGTTTAAAAAAATTGGATTAAAACAATTAGTTGAACAATATTTTAGGGAATATTATCGTTCTGGTAACGTATTTTTTTATAGGTACGATGGTGAATTTACCGATTTGGATACTATAAAATTAAAAGAAACTTACGGTGGCAAAACAAAGTTTGTTCCCATTCGTTATATTATTTTAAATCCCACAAATGTATTTGTGCAAAGCGGTATTACCAATAGATTTACATATGTTAAAATGTTATCTACTTATGAACTTGAAAGGTTAAAAGCGCCACAAACGGAAGAAGAAAAGCAAATGTTTCAAGATTTGCCAGATTATATTCAAAAATTTCTTTTATCAAGTGGCGCGGTTGGATTATTTAGAAATATTTATATACCAATTGATCCTTACCGTTTATACTATATGTTTTATAAAAAACAACCGTATGAACCACTTGCTATTCCATTAGGGCTACCTTTATTAAAAGATATTGAACATAAATTACAATTAAAGAAAACTGACATTGCTTTAACTCGTTCTCTTGAATTTGCAATGTTACTTTTAACCACTGGTGAAAAAAGGGATAATTTTGGCGGCGGAGTTAACCCTAAGAATATCAAGGCTTTACAAGCTCTTTTTGCGAATCAATCAGTCGGGCG